GGTCGTCGCCTCGACTACGATGGTCGCCGCGCCGCCGATCAACCAGGCCTCACCGGTCGCCTCGGGCATCCCTGAGACGGGCGTTGCGGTCAGCGTCACCACCGGGACCTGGACCGGCTTTCCGGCGCCGACGTTTACCTATGCGTGGAAGAACGACAACGGGTCGATCGCTGGCGCGACCGCTCAGAACTATACGCTGCAAGCCTCCGATGAAGGCACGTTCGTTACTGCCACGGTGACGGCGACCAATAGTGAGGGCAACGCCTCGGCCGATTCGAATCCGATCGGACCGGTCACTCCGGTGCCGTTCGCCCCGGTCAATACCGTCCCGCCAGAGCTTACCGAAGTCGTCCCGCTTCGGGGCCGACGCAGGGATGCGCGCATGGCCCCGACGCCGCTGACCATTACCTGCAAGTTTGCCGGCCAGAACGGCAACGATATTCGGATTAGCCTGAATTACTTCGGCGCGATCGGCGGCCAGATCCTGCCGCCCGGTCTCGAGCTGACCCTGCCGCCGACGGGAATGCTCACCGGCGGCACGATGGTCCCGGACTTCTCCGACACGATCTCCAACCTCGGTGAGACCGCAGTCGAATATCTCGGCATGCCCTACACCGATACGGTTTCGCTCCAAGCTTGGGAGTTTGAGTTCGGCTTCAGCGACAACGGCCGCTGGGGCTGGATGCGTCAGCTTTACGGTGGCATCTACTCGGCGCGCCGCGGCTCCTATTCGGACCTCATCGCCTGGGGCTCGTCCGGCCGCAATTCGGCGCAGGTCTCGGCGATGGGCTTCGAGGTCGGATCGCCGTCGCCAGCTTACGAGTGGTCCGCGGCCTATTGCGCCAAGGCGGCTCGGGCGCTCACCAACGATCCGGCGCGCCCGCTGCAAACCCTCATGCTCGAGGGCATTCTGCTCGCGCCGCCCGATCAGCGCTTCATTCTCTCCGAAATCAACCTGCTAGCGACCTACGGGATCGCGACCCAGCAGCCGAGCGCGGACCAGACCCACCCGATGATCTCTCGGGAAACGACGATGTATCAGCTTAACCTCTATGGCTTCGCTGACGACGCTTACGAACTGGTGACGACCCTCTCGACCCTGGCGGCGCTCTTGCGCAACCAGCGTTATGTCATCACCACCAAGTACGCCCGCTGCAAGCTCGCCAACGATGGGACGCGATTCGGCCCCGGCCAGCGCGTCGCGACGCCCGGCATCATCAAGGCCGAGCTTGTGTCGCAATATCGCATCGACATGTTCAATGGGCTTTGCGAGGACATCCGCAACTTCAAGGCACACTTGATCGTCGAGCGCGATACCAACAACCAGGACCGGCTGAACGTCCTTTATCCGCCGGATTTGATCAACCAGTTGCGCATCTTCGCTGTGCTGGCGCAGTTCCGCCTTCAGTACAACCGCGGCCTCGACGAGCAGATCGCGGCTTAAAAAGCCTTCGCGTTTTGGAGTCGAAACGACTCCACATTTTCCCTCACATCGCTAGGAGACGATCATGGCGCAGAGAATTGCTGGCGTCGCCTTCATTACAGTGAACGGCGAACAGATGGCCCTCCGGGGCAACCTCACCATCAGCCCCTCGGCCGTTGAGCGCACCATGCTTGCGGGCCAGGACGGCGTGCACGGCTATCAGGAATTGCCCCGAGTTCCGTTTGTCGAGGGCGATTTCTCGATGCTCCCGCAAACGCTGATCGAAGACATCGACGGCCAGACCAACGAGACCGTCGTCGTGCAAGCCCCGAACGGCCGCATCTACTCGTTCACAGAGGCCATGTGCAAAGCCGGATCGGAACCCAACCTGCTCGATGGCCAGGTGCGGATCCGTTGGGAATGCGTCAGCGCAGAGGAAATTTAACCGATGAACACGACAATGCGTGAAGGCTTCGTCCGCGAGGCCGACGATCCTTCGATCTCGCCCAACGACGAAGGTTTGGACGGGATCGATCGGCGCAAGCCGAAGGTTGTCTACCAGGTGCCGAAGGGGCCGCATGTCGAAGAGCGCGTGATTGAGCAGCCGCCGGCGGAGGAGACGGCCAAGCTGGACAAAGATCGGAACGCGCCGCCGCCGATCGACCTCGACGCGCCGGCCGAAGATATCGAATGGCCGATCACGCTCAAGCTACTTTATAAGCCGACGCGCGACACCAAGAACCGGATCATCCACGAGCTTAAGATCAAAGCGCCGACGGCCGGCGATATCAACGCATGTGGCAACCCGGTCCGGCTGAATTACCAGGGCGATGTGATCGTCGACGAGCAGAAGATGACGGCGATGCTCGCGAGGCTCTCTGATGTTTTCCCGCCGATGATCGAACAGCTTGACGCGCGCGACTGGATCTCGTGCTCGTTCTTTATGCAGCGGATTCTCCTCCCAAACCGGAGGACGTGGGAGCCGACCCCGTCTTAGACGCGTATCGGCTGGCGCACTTCTACTCGCAAAGCCCGGAAGTGTTTCTCGCCATGCCGCTCCCCGATCTGCAACGCCACATGGATCAAACAATCCGGCTAAGAGCCGCCCAGCGCCGCGAGCGCGCCGCGGCCGACGCCGCCCGAGAAGAGTGAGGAAAACAGTGACGGTCCGGATACTCGCCGGAGACTGCCGTGCGGTATTGCCGGTATTGCCAACCGAGGGTTTTGACTGCGTGGTGACGAGCCCACCCTATTGGGGTCTGCGCGATTATGGCGTCGATGGACAAATCGGCCTTCAGCCAACGCTCGACGCCTATGTCGAGACGATGGTCGGCGTCGGGCGTGAACTCAAACGCGTGCTGAAGCCGGAAGGAACATTCTGGCTTAATCTGGGTGACTCGTATTGCTCGACCGACAAATGGGGTGGAGGAGGTAACGTCGGCAAGCAGACGGTCGCCAATGACGGCTCAGTACCATCATGGCAGGTGCGCAAGCGCAAGCAGCCGCAACGCGGTCTCAAGCCCAAAGACCTGTGCGGCGTTCCGTGGCGCATTGCCTTCGCGCTCCAGGCCGATGGCTGGTGGCTGCGCTCGGCAATTGTGTGGGCAAAGCCCAACCCGATGCCGGAAAGCGTCACCGATAGGCCAACCTCGGCTTACGAAATGGTGTTCCTGCTCACCAAGAGCGAGCGCTATTTCTATGACGCGGATGCGATTGCGGAGCGCGCATCAATAGTTACCGACGGGAGGGTGAAATATAATGGCAAGTCAGATCGCGCGCACGCTCCTAACGACAGGAATGATGCAGACCGAACGACATCAATTGGGTTCGGCGCAAGCTCATCTGGCACCCGCAACGTCCGCAATGTCTGGACAATCGCGACGCAGCCCTTCAAGGGCTCGCATTTCGCCACCATGCCTCCAGACCTCGCCGAGCGTTGCATCAAGGCTGGCTGCCCTAGAGATGGCCATGTGCTCGATCCGTTCGGCGGCGCAGGCACAACGGGGCTCGTTGCTAATCGGCTTGGCAGACATGTCACACTGATCGAACTCAACTCGCCATATTGCGAAATGGCGTCTCTACGCATTGCGAACGGTCTGCGTAAAGGCAATCAAACCCTTAAACAAGTGCGGCAGGTAGCGTGGCCACAGAATACGAGTCGTTACGGCTCTCCGTAAGCCTAACCGACAACGTCACATCGCAACTCACCAAGATCAGAGGCGCGATCGCCAACCTCGGCGGCGGTCCGGCCGGTCTCGGCATGGAGCGGCTGAGACGTCAGACCTCCGAACTCACCGACCACATGAAGGGCCTACGCGGCGGCTTCGAGGGCGGCAGCAACGCCGCGCTCGGGATGGCGAAGTCGTTCGGCTTGGCGACAGCCGGCGTGGTGGCGATGGGCGTCGCCGCGACCAGGGCTCTCGGCAGTCTCGGCGAATACGCCGAGAAGGTTCAGAACCTGGGCACGTTCTCCAAGCGGCTCGGGCTCGATGCGGCCGACGTCAAGTCGGCGATGGGCGCGTTCGCGCGGGCCAACGTCGACGCCCAGACGGCGCGGACGAACATCGCCGGCATCGCGACGTCGATGGCCGATATCGGGCGCGTGAACAGCCAACTCATGCGCGACTTGATGCGCGGTCTGCACGGCGAAAACCGCGGCGCCATGCAGGCGTTTATCGACGACCTTAAGAACGCGCCGAAGGACATCGCGACTTACGGCAACAAGATCGCGGACGCGGCCGAGAACGTCTTCCAGAATATGCTCAGGGAGACCAACAACCCGGCGCGGGCGGCCGAGGCGAAGGCGAACTTCCTGGCCCGGCTCGGCGTCCCTAACATCGACGAGCTTCGGGAGACGCTGAAAAGCGCCACCGACGCGCAAAAAGCGGCGCTCGCGCAACGCATCGCCGACGCGACGGAATACAACACGGTTACGACCGAGATCGGTCAAAGCTGGGGCAAGATTAGCGACTCGATCCACGCGCTCGCCACGCCGGCGGCGACGGCGGCGCTTAAAGCGCTGGCTCCGGTCATTAAAGACATGGCCGACGGCATCGAGAGCGCTGTCAACACCATGCGCAATTTCGAGCCGCCAGACTGGTTGAAGAGCCTCGGCCGCGGCGTCAGCGCGACGGGCGCGGGCATCACCACCGTCCAGACGGCCGTACAGTCGGCCGGTGCGGCGGCGGGCGAGGCGACCGGCGCGAACAAGATCGGGCCGGCGATCGGCAGGGCGTTCGGCTTCGGCAAGAAGGCGGCGGGCGGTCCGGTCGGGGCCGGGGAGTTGAACCTCGTCGGCGAGAAGGGGCCGGAACTGTTCGCCCCCTCGACCAGCGGCCAGATCATCCCGAACTGGTTGGTCAAGATTTTCGCCTCGGGGAAGATCGGCACCTACGGGATGCACGGTCTCCTCAAGAAGGCGGTCGCGGATTCGAACGAAGGCCATCCCCTGCGCTCGAGGTTGCGCGGCCTCCTC